AGGTAAGAACCCCAAAGGCGGTTTAAACGCCAAGGGTAGGGCTTCTTACAACGCAGCTAACCCCGGTAAGCCGGGACTTAAAGCACCGCAGCCAGAAGGTGGTAGCCGCAAGAAGTCATTCTGTGCCCGGATGACCGGCATGAAGAACAAACTGACTTCATCAAAAACAGCAAATGACCCGAACAGCAGGATAAACAAAAGCCTCCGGGCTTGGAAGTGCTAATGCCTTCCTCCTCTAAGAAGCAGCATCGTTTCATGGCAGCAATAGCTAATAACCCCTCATTCGCTAAAAAAGTTGGGGTATCTCAATCTGTTGGCAAAGACTTCAATGCTGCTGACAAAGGCAGGACTTTTAACAAAGGTGGCATGATGAAAATGCGTAAATTTGCTGGTGACGACGGTTCTTTTGTAGATGGTGATGAATACAGCGCATACCAAGTAGACCCAAACAGCCGACGCGCACATGGTTTGTATGACGCTGCGCCTAAGAAAACTGCTGCTAAAAAATCAAAAAAAAGAACAACAAAAGAATCACTGGCTGAAGATTTTGAATTAACCCGCGAAGCTTTAGCTAGAGAAAAACGACGCGATGAAGCGGCAAAAAGTAATTACGAAAAAGATGTTAGACCCGGATTAGATATGGCAGATATACGCGCACCTACTGAAAGTAAAAACGGAAGCAAAATGTTGAGGGTTCAAAAAGGTAGTTTTTCTAAAGGAGGTATGCCCATGAAAGACGGTAAACCCGCTTTTATGCAGAAGAAGATGATGGGCGGTGGTATGGCTTACGCCAAAGGCGGTGGTATTGAGTCCCGTGGCAAGACCAAAGGCACGATTATCCGTATGGCTTCTGGTGGCTCTGTTAGCTCCGCTTCACGCCGTGCTGACGGTATTGCTCAACGCGGCAAGACTCGCGGTTAAGATGCGTTTTACTTTTACAAGCGGTAAGATATATCACTACTACAATGGTAACTTTCTTGGGTATCACGTTATATTTAAAATATGCACTAACAAGTATTTAACACGTTTGCGTATACGCTCATTTCAAGTGCCTAAAATTTTATTTAGCGTAGTTAAAAATGGTGGGTTTGATAAACAAGGAAATACGCACAGTTGGAGTATTAAATGAGAGCCTCTCGTGGGATGGGGGCCATAGCTCCCTCAAAAGTGCCAAAGCTCATCAAGAAGCGTGATGGGAACGAGCCTGTTAAGGTGTTTAAACAGGGCGGGGAAACAAAGTCCAAAGTAAATGCCGCTGGTAACTACACCAAGCCGGGGCTTCGTAAACGTATCTTCAATAGCGTCAAGGCTGCGGCAATTGTAGGTACCGGGGCTGGGCAGTGGAGCGCGAGGAAGGCACAAGTTATGGCTAAACGCTACAAGGCTGCTGGTGGAGGGTATAAAGATTGAGAGCGCCACAGCAATCCCTTAAAGATTGGGGTGACCAGAAATGGCGCACTAAATCTGGCAAACCCTCGTCCAAGACAGGTGAAAGATACCTACCAGAGAAGGCAATTAAGTCTTTAACCTCCTCTGAATACGCTGCAACGACAAGGGCTAAACGGCAAGGTAAGGCGGCGGGTAAGCAGTTTGTAGCCCAGCCCAAGAGCATAGCCAGAAAAACGGCAGGATTTAGATAGAAAGGAAAAGTGATGAGCATACTTACACATACCACCACATGCGCTTTTAATAAAGAAGGCCCGTGTAATTGTGGGTATCAAGACTTCATAGATGAATGCCGTGCTGAAGACAACAAAGAAATAATAGATCAGATTATGGCTGACGAAGAGCATGGCTTATAAGACCACAGATACAACCGACTTTAACCTAGACCTAAACGGGATGGTTGAAGAGGCATTTGAGAGATGCGGAGCAGAGCTTCGTTCCGGCTACGACATGCGGACGGCTAGGCGCTCACTGAACCTGCTGACGATGGAGTGGGCGAATCGCGGCATCAATATGTGGACTATAGAGCAGGGCAGTATACCGCTGGTATATACCACCCCAACCCCGACGATTACATACGATCTTCCGGTAGATACCGTAGACCTGCTTGACCATGTTATCCGCACGGGGACTAGCACCAACCAGAACGACATCAATATCAGCCGCATATCGGTCAGCACCTACGCAACCATCCCCAACAAGAACGCAACGGGTAGACCCATCCAAGTATGGATACAGCGCCTCACAGGGGCTACAGACTCGTCTGGCGCTACCGTCCCGCCCAACATCAACGTCTGGCCTAGCCCGGATAACAGCCAGACATATACCTTTGTTTACTGGCGTTTGCGCCGGATGCAGGATGCTGGAAATGGTATCAATGGGCAGGATATCCCGTTTCGGTTTATGCCTTGTATGGTGGCTGGATTGTCTTATTATCTGTCCTTGAAGATACCCGGCGCGGAAGGCCGCATCCAGATGCTAAAAGCGGAGTATCAAGAACAGTTTGAGATGGCGGCATCGGAAGATCGGGAAAAGGCTTCAGTTAGGTTTGTTCCAAGAGACATGATGGTGATGTAATGCCTACACCATTTGCTTCTGGCCGGAATGCAATTTCCGAATGTGATCGGTGTGGCTTTCGTTATAAATTAAAAGAGTTAAGATCGCTAATAATTAAAACCAAAAATGTAAATATTTTGGTTTGCCCAGAATGTTGGGAAGAAGATCAGCCTCAATTGCAGCTTGGGATGTATCCGGTTAACGATCCACAGGCTGTCAGGAATCCCCGCCCTGATAACAGTTACGTGACTTCAGGGGTGGGTAATGATGGGTATGCAAGTGGTGGCAGTAGAATCATCCAATGGGGCTGGAATCCGGTAGGTGGCTCTAGGCAGTTTGATGCAGCTTTGACCCCCAATAACTTAGCCCTAACGGTTAGTATTGGCACGGTTACAATAGCAGTTACTTAGGAGATTTAAATGAATCCAACACAAGTTAAGAAGATTGCTGACACAGAAGTAATGAAGGGCGTAAAAGGGCATGAGAAGCGTTTACACAACATGAAGAAGGGTGGCGTTACGTCAATGTCTATGAAGGCTGTAGGCCGTAACATGGCTCGTGCAAACAATCAGAGGGGCAAATAATGGCTGATAACAAACCAGCTTCTGCCTACGCCAAGCCACATACAATGACCGGCAAGTCCGTAACTGTTAGCAACAACCCCGGTTCTGGTAAAGACTTGAGTGAGCTTAAAAACCGGGTTATGAGTACCGGCAATGTCAGCACTTCGATGAACAACGAAGTTAAGACCTCTGGCATTCTAGTGCGTGGCGGTAAAGCTCAGACCAAAGGTCGTATGGCCCGTGGCCCGATGGCGTAATCATGGACTACTCAACGCTTTTTATAACCATTAAGGGTTACATAGAGAACGACTTTCCCGATACTGTCTTCTACGGCAGTGATGGGACTACGGTAACGACCCTGACTAGCGTTGAGCAGATCAATACGTTCATTGAGCTTGCTGAAGAACGGATATATAACTCCGTCCAGATACCGGCTATTCGCAAGAACCAGACCGGTTACATGACAAGCGGTAATAAATACTTGTCGCTACCTTCTGATTGGCTAGCTACATTCTCTCTGGCGGTAATTAACCCAACCACAAGCGCACAGAGCTTCCTGTTGAATAAGGATGTCAACTACATCCGTGAAGCATTTCCTACGCCTAGCGCCACTGGAGAGCCAACGCACTACGCTCAGTTTACTGATTCTTCTCTTATTATCGGCCCAACACCAGACGCGTCATATCAGGTAGAGCTTCATTATTACTACTACCCTGAGACGATTGTTACCGCTGGATCGACTTGGCTGGGTAACAACTTTGAAACCGCGCTGCTGTATGGGTCACTACGTGAAGCGGCTGTATTCACCAAAGGTGAGGCAGATATGGTGGCTAATTACGAAGGTAAGTATCAAGAGTCTCTTGCGCTGCTCAAACAACTTGGCGATGGTAAAGACCGTCGTGATGCCTACCGTAGTGGGCAGGTTAGGATACCGGTGCAATAATGGCGTTTACGGGTAATTACACAACCAACGCCTTTATCTTGGGGATGCCTAGCGGGTCATATAACTTTGCTACTGGCACTCCCGACGTATACAAGATTGCCCTGTATACCAACGCAGCCACGCTTGATGCATCAACTGCTGTCTATACCGCTACGGGCGAGGTTGTAGCGTCAGGCTATACGGCTACGGGGTATACCTTAACTGTTAGCACAGTCCCGGTTGTTTCAAGCAATGTAGCGTATTGGTCGTTTGATAACGCTTCTTGGTCTGGTGCCATTACTGCTCGTGGCGCACTGATCTATAAAGTTAGTGGCGGCACAGTCTGTGTGCTGGACTTTGGCGCAGACAAGACTTCAGCCGCAACTTTTACGGTTCAGTTTCCTACGGCAAATAGCACTTCAGCCATCATAAGGATTGCGTAATGCTTGTCACTACAACCAAAGGCGAGATGGATGATTCTTTGCTTGTCAGTAAAGACGGCAACATGGAAAACGACAACGAGAAGACTTCGTGGGTTGAATACTATTTAGGTGACGAGCTTGTTCACCGCTCTGTCCATGTGGAGCTTAAAAACCCGCTTGTCGCTGAAACAACTTTAGGAGAAATGTAATGGCTAATACTCAGGCGATGTGTACGTCGTTTAAAGGCGAACTACTTACCGGGACGCATAACTTTGGCGTTGCCCCAACGCGTGGATCAACTGCTGCTGACTCGTTTAAAGCGGCTCTGTATCTAGCGTCAGCTACGGTTAATGCTGCAACTACAGCTTACTCTGCGACCAATGAAGTGTCTGGCACGGGTTATACGGCTGGTGGTGTTGCGGTTACCAATGCTACGGTTCCTGCGATTTCAGGCACCACGGCTTACTGGACTTCTTCCGCAAGTATTACCTATACGACAGTTACGCTTTCAACCGCGTTTGATGCTGTCCTGATCTACAACAGCACTCAATCAAACAAAGCTGTATCGGTTCATACTTTTGGCTCGCAGACGGTAACCGCAGGGACTTTCTCT